CGTAGATTTATCATTGGACCTCAGATTTTCCAAACAATCAAATCAGCACTCATGGATCCAGAATTGGAAGAGTTACCAACTGATTTGATGCGTGGTCTGGACTTCCGTATCACCAAGACATCAAAAGGTGGATACGCAGACTACTCCACAAGTAAATGGGCTCGTAAGGAAAGTGCATTGACTGAAGCAGAACAAGCTGGAATTGAAGCTCACGGCTTGTTTACGCTCTCCGACTTCCTTCCTAAGAAACCATCAGAGGCTGAACTCAAAGTTATCAAAGAAATGTTTGAAGCTTCAGTGGATGGCAAACCTTACGATCCCGACCGTTGGGGTGCGTACTTCCGCCCTGCTGGTGTGTCGGCTCCGCAAGGTTCTTCCGCAGGCTCTGAAACTGTAGCAGAACAAGCCGCACCGGTAGCAAAGGCCGCGCCTGTTTCTTCTACTAGCTCGTTTGATGAAGAAGACGATGCACCGGCTGCCACAGCACCGGTCGAAGCCAAGCCAACTCAGAAAGCTGAGGACATTCTGGCAATGATTCGCGCTCGTCAGAACAAGCAGTAATATATACGAGCGTTCTACACAAGGGTCCTAGACCCTTGTGCTTCTTCTCAAACAACAGGTGAAATATGGGTAAACCCTTTGATATATCAAAATTCCGCAAGGAAATTACAAAATCGATTGACGGGTTGTCAGTCGGCTTTAACGATCCAACTGATTGGATCTCCACAGGCAATTATGCCTTGAACTATCTTATCTCAGGAGACTTTAACAAAGGCATTCCTTTGGGTAAGGTTACTGTGTTTGCTGGCGATTCTGGTGCAGGTAAAAGCTACATCTGCTCCGGTAACATTGTCAAACACGCACAAGAACAAGGCATTTTTGTTGTGTTAGTTGACTCAGAAAATGCTCTCGATGAGTCATGGTTGCAAGCCTTGGGTGTTGACACCAGCGAAAGCAAGTTGTTGAAACTATCAATGGCCATGATTGATGACGTTGCTAAAACAATCTCAACATTCATGCAAGACTATAAAGCATTGCCAGACGGTGAACGCCCCAAGGTCTTGTTTGTCATAGACTCATTGGGTATGTTGTTGACACCCACAGATGTGAATCAATTTGAAGCAGGCGAAATGAAAGGTGACTTGGGTCGTAAACCCAAAGCACTCACAGCATTGGTTCGTAACTGCGTAAACATGTTTGGTAGTTACAACATTGGCATGGTATGTACCAATCACACATACGCAAGCCAAGACATGTTTGATCCAGACGACAAGATCTCCGGTGGTCAAGGATTCATCTACGCATCCAGCATTGTGGTTGCTATGAAGAAACTCAAGCTCAAAGAAGATGAAGATGGCAACAAGGTGTCAGAAGTAAACGGTATCCGTGCCGCATGTAAAATCATGAAAACACGTTATGCCAAACCCTTTGAAGGCGTTCAAGTTAAGATTCCTTACACCACAGGTATGAGCCCACACAGTGGTCTTGTTGACCTAGCTGAGAAAAAAGGAATTCTTAAGAAAGACGGCAATCGCTTGATGTTTGTTACCAGCGATGGAGAAATCTTAAAGATGTTCCGTAAGGCATGGGAATCCAACGAGGATGGTTGCTTAGACAAAGTCATGGCTGACTTCGCAAATCAGAAAGAAACGGTAAGTACTGAAGACACAGCCACGGAGGAATGATAAATGTCAGTAGAATTAGCAAGTGAAATTTGGTCAGAGATCAAGCGTTATGTTAACTCTGTAGATCGCAATGATGCCGCAGAAACAATGGTATCAGTGTTGATTGACAATGATGTTTCTGCAGAAGAAATTAAGTCAGCATTCAAAGGCGATGGAGATATCAAACGTGCATTGTCTGATTACCTCAAGGAAGAAGAAGAACTAGAGGAAGAAGAAGACGACGACTACGATGACGAGTATTGATGGAACAAAAGTATTTTCCAATCAAAACAGCTACAGCATGTCAGCTTAAATGGAACTGGAGTACCATACGGTTATATGATGGTACTACCAGTTCTTGTCACAGGGTAGATTCAGATTTACTTACTCCAGAAACGTTTCAAAATTTTCATAACACTCCTAAAAAACTAGCTGATCGACAGTTGATGTTGCAAGGTGAATGGCCACAAGGCGGTTGTGAATATTGCAAAGTCATTGAGGATGCAGGCGGTTCTAGCGATCGTATGTTCCATACGTCAATACCAAACATGGCTCCGCCGGAGTTAGAAACAACGCCCACTGCTACGGAAGTTACTCCGCAAATTGTTGAAGTTTATTTTGACAATGTGTGTAACATGAAGTGTTTGTACTGCTGGGACGGATTCTCTAGTCAGATACATGCAGAAAATCTCAAGTTTGGTCGCTTTGAAAAACAAGGCGTTGTGATTGAAAATTCTGCCAAGTTACTTGATAACACTAAAAAAGAGTTGACAGAAAACTTCTGGCAATGGATGACAGCAAACCACAATAAAATCAAACGGTTCCATGTGCTGGGTGGAGAACCCTTTTATCAAGAACAGTTTGATATTTGTTTGGAATTTTTAAAAGAACATCCGTCACCAGAACTAGAACTTAACATAGTGTCAAATCTCAAAGTTACGCGACACAAGTTAGAAAAAATCCTAGGCACAATACATGATCTAGTAAAGCAGTCTAAAATTAAAAGATTTGATCTTACTGCCAGCATTGATTGTTTTGGTCCTGAGCAAGAATATGTTCGCAGTGGTATAGATGTACAGCAGTGGATGGAAAATTTTGAACTGGTAGCAGATCAATCTTGGATTACTCTCAACATCAATCAAACGCTGACAGGCCTCACAATAAAAACTGTACCCGAACTGTTAAAATTTGTTAATAAACTAAGAGCTCAACGAGAGATTGGGCACTATTTTTCAACTGTGGTCATGACACATGAATGTTTGCATCCAGGAATATTTGGCTCAGGCTTTTTTTCTGCAGACTTTGATGCTATACTAGCAGAAATGCCCAGTGATACATGGCAACAACAGGAAGCTAGAAAATATATGTTGGGAATAAAATCTCAAATTGATTCTTGTGAGCGAAGCAACACAAAGATAGAACAATTGGTTGTGTTTTTAGATGAGATGGATCGTAGACGAAACTCAAACTGGAAACAGGTGTTTCCTTGGATAGAAAAAGAGATACAATATGTGGTATAGCAAAGTAGTAGCAAACCTAGGAGCAATTCCAGATTTCATAGCACACTACGAACGTGAGCTTGATGAAGCACGTCGCGAATGTCGCATTGGTGGCTATGTTGAAAATAACATCAAAGAACTTCCAGGAATCACAGAACATCGATTCAACCAACTACAAGAGATAGAAGCCATCCTAAACTATCTCAATATACAGCTACGCAAGATACGTCGACGCCATTTCCAAAAATATCTAGAAGCATATCAACGAGTGTTGACCAGTAGAGATGCTGAAAAGTATGTGGACGGCGAAGATGAAGTCATTGACTTTGAAACCATAATCAACGAAGTAGCTCTATTGCGTAACAAATGGTTGGGTATTATGAAAGGCCTTGACACCAAACAGTGGCAAATGGGTCACATAGTTCGACTGCGTACAGCAGGCATGGAAGACATACAAGTTTAACATGCACCGTGCAAGACTGCAGGACAATTTTATTTTTTACGATGCATGGAGAGATCTACCATCAGAAATCCTGCGATCAAGAGATATCAATGAAACAGTGGTCAATGACCTGACAATGATAGGATTAACTGTTGATGATATCAAAAAATACACCTGGATCATTGACTTAAAACCTGAAGGCATTGATAACAATGACATCAATCATCTATTTGTGTTTTTAACTTCTCAAGGACTATTGCCATCCCAGTTTCGCGTGGCATTTAGTTCAGTGGTAGATACAAGTCAATTACCATACCCAGCAATTTGCTTACCTACTAGATTGATCTACAACGGTAACTGGTTCATGCATTTAGAACACTATCATGTCAATTGGAAAGAGTTAGAAATCACACACAAGCTGGTATGTCTCATGCGTAGGCCCAGCATAACTCGAGGTAATGTAGCAAAGAGATTATTATCTAAGTTCCACAAAGACGAACTTATAATGACTTTTGGAACCAATGGTGTTGAACCCAGCAACGATATTAAAAAACTCATTTGGCCACAACCTTATCCTATGATTGTGGATCGTCCCATGGCTGATCAAGTGTTTCAGCACAGGATAGATCATGATTTCTTTTATAGAGCACCTGTGAATCTTGTGGTGGAAAGTTCCAGTCAAGTTGACCCAAACACATGGCGCAGTATTTTTATCACAGAAAAAACATTCAAAGCCATGGCTTGGTATCAGTTTCCACTGTGGTATGCTGTTCCTGGGCTGGTTGATCAAGTGAGACTCATGGGATTTGATGTGTTTGATGATGTGTTTCAAAATCACAGCTACGATCAAATTCAAGATCCCTGGGCTAGAATGACACAGGTAATATTGTTGGCTAGACAAGTTTGTAATTTAGATTTAACAGAATTAAGAAAACAACACTGGCATCGTCTTCAAAATAATGCTGAGTTAATAAAAGAGATACATACAACGGCTATTAGCCAACACACAGAAAAATTGGATGAATTGATTTATGGCAACTTTTAAAAATTCTCAAGAAAGTTATGAACACAGTTTAGGAACCTTAAACTGCTTGTACGAGCACGATGATTTTATGGAAAGTGTGGGTCGTGTGGTAGATCTTGGTTGCGGCTCAGATGCTCTAGATCTGCAATGGTGGGCAAGCCGCACCACAAGAGATGATGATCCTATTCCATTGAACATACAGTGTATGGGCATAGATCTAATTGATGGAATTAGTCGAGAAGCAAGAGAACTCAAGATATCATATCAGCGCAGTGATTTGGAAACCATAACTCAAACCAAACGTGCCTTTGATGTTGTGTGGTGCCATGACACTTTCCAATACATAACCAACCCTTTACAGTGTTTGGTCAATTGGAGAGGACTGTGTGCTGACAATGGCATGATGGTCTTGATATTGCCTCAAGCCACCAACATGGAATTTAATCGTCAAGCATTTGACCAGCAGTCAGGGTGCTATTACAATCATACCATGGTCAGTTTAATACACATGTTGGCTGTCACAGGATGGGACTGCCGATCAGGGTTTTTCTTAAAACGTCCAAACGATCCTTGGTTGCATGCCATGGTTTACAAAAGCGATCAAGGTCCTAGTGATCCTCGCAACACCTCCTGGTACAGTCTTGCTGAAAAAGGATTGTTACCTGCGTCTGCTGAAGAATCCATCAACAAGTATGGCTACCTAAGACAGCACGATCTTGTATTGCCCTGGATTGACAAAAGCCTAAGTTGGATGGGTCACCAGTAATACCATAACCGTAATATGTGTCTATTATAAATATGCACATGAACAAAATTGTATTAGTCACCGGAGGCTTTGATCCTGTACATTCCGGACACATTTCCTATTTTAAATGAGCTCGAACTCTGGGCGACATGCTAATTGTCGGCCTAAACTCTGACGAATGGTTAGAACGTAAAAAAGGTCGTGCTTTCATGCCATGGAACGAAAGACTGTGCGTTGTCAACAATCTCGCCATGGTAGATGAAGTTTATACATTCAACGACGACGATGGCTCTGCCCGTCATTTCATACAACAGGTGCGAGCTCACTATCCAAACAGTGAATTGATATTTGCCAATGGCGGTGATCGTACAGATCAAAACATTCCCGAAATGGATGTTGTAGATCCCAATTTAAAGTTTGTGTTTGGTGTGGGTGGTTTTGACAAAGCCAACTCCAGTAGCTGGATTCTACAAGAGTGGCGAGCTCCCAAGACAGAACGCCCCTGGGGCTACTATCGTGTGTTGCATGAACCCAATCGCAAAGTCAAGCTCAAAGAGCTTACAGTGGATCCAGGCAAAACTCTGAGCATGCAACGACATGAGGATCGTGGCGAACTTTGGTTTGTCAGCGAAGGTGAAGCCACACTTTATACCATAAACAGAAAATCAGATGCCGAGTTACATGGTCGATATCCACAGAATCAAATGATAGTTATCAATCGCCGTGAGTGGCATCAGCTGGCCAACGAAGGCACAGAGCCATTGAAAGTAATAGAAATACAGTATGGCGATCGTTGCGAAGAAGATGACATAGAGAGACAATGAACGATATTATTCCCATCTTCATAGGCTACGATCCTAGAGAAGCCATTGCATTTCACACCTGTGTAAACTCAATCATACGACATGCTACCCGTCCAGTGGCCATACATCCTGTGGCATTGAACTTGTTCAAAGACTACGATGAAACACACACTGACGGTAGCAATCATTTTATCTACACTAGATTTCTGGTTCCGCATTTGATGAGTTACACCGGCTGGGCTATATTCATAGACGGCGACATGATTGTGCGTGATGACATCACTCGACTTTGGGAACTCAAAGAAATGGACAAAGATGTCATGGTAGTCAAGCACGATTACAAAACAAAGATGCCTGTAAAGTATCTAGGAGCAAAGAATGAAGACTATCCTAGAAAAAACTGGAGCAGTGTTATTCTTTGGAACTGTAGCAGTTACCCTAATCGTCGACTAACACCAGAGTTTGTACAGGCGTCCACAGGTGCATACCTACATAGATTCAGTTGGTTAGATGATGCTCGTATAGGTGAGCTACCACCAGAGTGGAATTGGTTGCCCGACGAGTATGGAGCCAATCCTGACGCCAAGCTCTTACACTACACTCTAGGCACCCCATGCTTTCACGAATTTGCTGACACTCCGCAGGCCGACGAATGGCACAGAGAAAGACTGTTTACAGAATATTGTCAGCAAAGGATTGATCAATGACACCAACCATAGCTGTAAGAAACAATCCCATTGACGAATACAAAGAACAGTATGGCTCAGGTCTAGGCCAGCGGCATATGATGGCTGACTATGTCAAACTGTTGGCAGAACTAAAATCTCTCAAATCTGCGGTGCCCAACATTGATCACCCAAATAAAGAAACACGCAAACAATTAAAAGTTGATAAGAAAGTCAGCGATCAAGCCATTCTAGAGTTGATGACCAAGATTCGAACCATTGAAAAACATCTTGATTATTGTGCCTTGTTCACAGCGTCTTTGCCAGTGGTATCTATCATGGATGGTGATTCAGTTTGGAAAACCATAAGAAACACCACTGGACCATACATCGTACGAGCCATGGCTTCAAAGAAGTACATGGACTATGCCGCAGAAACAGGTCAAGACTACATATTCTTAGAAAATGGTTACTTTGGTAACTACAAAAATTTAGTCAATGAAAAAAGTAAAAAGCAGTGGCACAGAGTTTGTGTCAATGAAATGCAACAGGAATCAATACTGGACGTTCCAGGAGATCGTTGGGCAAATCTTGTTAAGTCAGATCCTCGCTTGAGTTGGCCTGGTTGGAAAAAATCTGGATCAAAAATTTTACTAGTGGTACCATCTTCAAAACCCTGTCAGTACTACAATCAAAATGTAAACAGGTGGAAAGCTGATACCATAGCAGAGATCAAAAAGCACACCGACCGAGAAATTGTTGTGCGAGAGAAAGCCAGTAGGAATGATCGTACTCAAAAGAAAACCATATACGAAGCCTTGGACGAAGATGTTTTTTGCATGGTAACTTATCAAAGCATTGCCGCAGTTGAATCTGTTGCCTACGGTATACCAGTGTTTGCGTTGGCACCCAGTGCCGCAAAGCAAATGTCGCTAAATGATCTAAGTCAAATCAACATACCCTATTATCCTGATCCTGATCTAGTACACAAGTGGTGTTGTTCGTTGGCATACGGACAATTTAGTATGGAAGAAATGTTGTACGGTGATGCATGGCGCATAACTCAGGAGAATTTAAAGCGTGACAAAATTAGTTGTTAGAAGTTTTCTAAGCAGTTTGCCAGCACACATCAATGGCGAAGAAAAAATCAATGCGCTGACATTCTTTGCTGAAGGTGCGGCCCGTTGCGGTGACGATGCTCAGACTACGCGGTCACACAAATACGAATCTTGTGATGTGGGCGCCATAATTGGCAATGCGTTTGGATCTAATCCAGCCAAAGTCACACTGAGTCATTACAAGGTTAGAGAAATGGTGATCAAAACTCAAGAACAGTTAAATCGGTATTGGTTATCCATTGACAGCAATGTGTTCATCTACCGAGACCGTGCTAACCCACACAAGTATCTACGCTACAGCTTCAATGGAGTATTTCCCAACACAGGAATCTATTGCAATGACAATCCTGGAGTAGAAAACTGGAACAACATTCGTCGTGACTACAACATGGATTTAAAACCCTGGCGCACTCAGGGCAATCACATATTGATCACACTGCAACGTCCTTTGGGTTGGTCAATGCGCGGCAATAACCTTATGTCATGGCTTGAGTCAACATTTACAAACATTAGAAAACACAGTGATCGTCCTATTGTGATGCGGTGGCATCCAGGCGATTGGAAAAACTTTCCACAGTATGCACCAATACTAGAAAAGTACAATGCTACTGTTAGTCCACAAGAAAAACATATTTTATCTGATCTTGAAAATTGCTGGGCACTGGTATGTCACAATAGTACGCCAAGTTCTGTGGCCGCAATAGAAGGCGTGCCAGCTTTTATCACAGACGATCCTGGATACTGTCAAGCTGGTGATATTGCCAATAAAGATTTTAGTTTGTTGGAAAATCCCACAATGCCTGACAGAGACCTGTGGATTAGAAAACTAGCTCAGTGTCATTGGAGTTTTGAGGACACTCGATCTGGGCGTTGCTGGGCCCACATGAGGAACTGGGTCAAACCTTAACTGCGACCCTGTAACAAATAAACTCCAATAATGCCTTCAACATGGTGTTCTACTATGTTTGGAAATGAAGCCTGCACTTCTTCATCAGACCAATCAGGTTTGACATGAATTTCATATTGATTACCGTGGTCAGCACCCTGTGGCAAATACACAATTGGAATGCTGATCAGTATCCACCGAGCATGATTCAATGCAGAATCAACCAAGGCCTGTGATTCTTCTTTGGTCATGTGTTCAAGTACGTCGCCCATAAACACAAGATCCCAGGATCCAAGCTCGTTCCACGGCAGTTGTCTGGCATCTTGATTTATAACACGATTGTATTTTTCTTCCAGAGCAAACTTGCGTATGTAGGGCTCCCATACTTCCACTGCAACCCAGTTTGATTGATTTACAACTTCATTGTCTTGGAATAGATTTTTGTAGGTTCCTTGACCGCACCCAATGTCCAGGATGTTTGCTGACTGCGTGATCAATTCTGCTATGCGTTGCTTGGTCCACGCTTTGCCGTTTTTAGAGCTTCTTGCCATGTTATTCCTTGTATTTGAGTTTTTCTGATTTAAAAATTTCTAAATCCTTGCGTGGACCCTTGGCTGTCCAGACGTAACTGTTGGGATGCATGTCCCAGTCTATGTATTCAATGGGCAAATGTCCGTGATTGTATTTGGGCATTATAGGATCCAGAACGTCTTGATCCAGTCCCCAGTATATGTAGTCTTGTTCAATGCTGGAGCGAAGTTGTTGAGCATAATCCTGTAAAAAATTTTTAGAGCCCGTAGTAGGATTCAACCATAGTCCGCCAGCAAGGAATCTTGCTTTTTTTCCTGTGATGTGGTGTATGTAAAAATCTTTTGAGTTGAGTAGTTCTGGAACTGCTGATCGTACCACAGCATCTATGTCGGCGGCAAACACAGTGGTGCCCCCAGCAAACACTTCTTGTAGTCGGATAAATCTCACACAAGCGTAATATGTTTTTCTCAGGCGTTCTGCGATAGATTGATCTCGCCCTTTCTCCATGGCAGTGTGAGTGCGCTCTAATTGCTTTGGGGTCAATTGGTCAGTTGAAATAGCAGTGAACCACTCAAATGGTACTGACTCGTGGGTGACACTAACTGCGCGACTTTGACAAAAATTGAGTTGTGCTTGAGTTGGATTAAAGATGTGTATATGGATACCAAAGGATGTGTGTTGTTGTATGCTGTTTATGAATTCACGGCCAAACTCATCAAAATACTCGCTGTCACAAGCGGCATAGATAAATGAGGTTGTTTGAGTGCAAGTTCCTTCACTGGGTGGTATATTCATAGTTAAATATTTAACCTTATGCGTATAGCCTACTTTCCTTCTCAGTGTGCCCAAAACAGTGTGCCAGTCATGCAGGCCATGTTGGATAGTCTACGACGTGCTGGCCATACCATTGAACAAAACAGTTATGATTGTGATGCGGCCATTATATGGTCGGTGTTATGGGCAGGCAGAATGACAGCCAATCAGGCAGTATGGTCACACTATAGAAGTCTGGGTCGTCCAGTTGTTATCATAGACATAGGTGCTTTGTATCGCGGCGAAACTTGGAAGATAGCTGTGAATTCCATCACAGCCAACGGCTATTATGGACACACAGAAAACTTGGATTGGGATCGTCCTCGTAAGTTAGGCATTAGCATAGCATTGAATTTCAGTACCAACCCCAGGATAGTCATTGCCGCACAACATGCCCGCAGTCAGCAGGTAGTAGGGTTAGTCAGCGTGGAATCGTGGGTAGTAGATCAGGTTGAACAATTACGAAAAGTCACAGATCGCCCTATTGTGGTACGTCCACATCCTCGCAGTGCCTTGAATTGGGCTGGCCTGGTACATTTGCCCAAGGATGTTGTGATAGAGAAACCCGTTAAGGTAATCAATACCTATGACAGCTACAACTTGGCATTTGATTGCCATGCCATGGTCAACCATAATTCAGGACCAGGCATACAGGCCGCACTTGCAGGAACCAGGCCCATAGTTGATGCCAGCAGTCTAGCATATCCGGTAAGTATATCCATGAACAATATTGAACAACCTTACGTGGTGGATCGCGATCAGTGGCTGGTAGAGATTTGTCATACAGAATACACAGTAAAAGAAATCCAAGAGGGAATGTGGCTAAAACGAATAGAACCAGCACTGTGCCAGAAGTAGTAGATTGTGCTTGCCTTATCCATGATGTTCAGTATGGGTGGGAGTATGTTGACCGACTTTACAACAGTTTGTGTCGTAACCTCACTCCAACGGTGCGGATGCATGTGTACACCGAACGACACAGAATAATACCAGCACACATGATACATCATGAACTGCAAGAGTGGCCAGGAATTCGTGGCCCTAAGCGATCTTGGTGGTATAAAATACAGTTGTTTGATCCTAGGCATCATTCAGGACCCATGATGTATTTTGATTTGGACACAGTTATCACGGGCAACATTGACTGGATTTGGCAGTTGCCCACAGACCGTTTTTGGGCAGTACGGGATTTTAAGTATCTATTCCGCCCTGGGCGGCAAGCTATCAACAGCTCTGTAATGTGGTTTGATCCAGCACAGTGGAATCATGTGTACCAAGCGTTTGATTACGAAGAAGTTGCTCGCCGACATAGCACCTGGCACGGAGATCAGGACTTTATACAAGAACAAATACCTCGTACTAGAGTTGGGTATTTTGATACAAATCGAGTAAAAAGCTGGCGCTGGGAACTACAAGAAGGCGGGTATGATTTTAAAACAAAAAAGCACAAAAATCCTGGTGCAACAGCAATGTTGTTGGCTCCTACTAGTATTGCTGTTTTTCATGGCAGTCCAAAACCACATGAAGTAACAGATCCCGTGATTCTGCGGCATTGGGTGTGATTGTATAAATATCTACGTGCATTTCGGACACGACTGTTTTGCACTATTTTTAGACCGGGTTGTGCTTTGGCTCTCAAGCGGCTGGCCTGATGTCGTGTAAGAATTTAAATATTGGAATAAATCCAATAGAAACCAAAGAGAGATTATTATGCAACTTACTTTTAAAGGACGTGTTTTTGCAACACCCTCAGCAGTGACAATCGTACAAAACGGTTCAGAGATTTTTTCTGGACAAGTTGGTACAGGACAACCATTGGACACAGAATTAAATCTGTTCCAAACTACCATTGCTCAACCAGCTGCCAATACAACAGCAACGTACTCTGTGTCAATGTCTGTAACATCGGGCGTAATTACAGCAGGCGATGTAGGAATTGTGTTTGACGATGGAGAAACTGCTTATCTATTGTCCGGACCCAATGGCATAGGCCCTGATCTAAGAGAAAACATCCTGGTTAACGGAAGTCTTCCTGAATACCCAGCTACTCCAGTAAATCCAATGCCAGGCGGTACAGAATCTAACCCAGACTGGCAAGGTTGGTTTTTTGAGCTCAGCGCAGGCGAATCAATGACTTTTGACTATTCAATAAACCCATCAGCTTAACATAGTTTTATTATACAGAAAAAGGGCTATTTCTAGCCCTTTTTCTATGGTTGACTAGAAATTCTTTTTCCTGCATAATACAAGAATACTAAATTATAGCAGGATCCGCTGTGTGGCAAAACAACAACATCAAAAAAACAA